TCATTTGAATACACTGAGTTCGATTGTTCTTTGACCAGTAGCAGTGGTGCCAGGACCACCAGCAGTAACGGTAGGGACTGATGTGTTAGAGAGAGTACCAGCAAGAGATCCAGCATTACCAGCTAACTGAGTGGTAGAGTTACCATAGAGATTTGGAGCAGCAATAGTTCCATTAGCAGCAGACTGTGAAGTCACAATAGCATCAGCAGCAGTATAGCTTTCTGAAAATGTAAATGCTTGACCAGCATTAGTAAGACTTGGTGTTGCATCTCCATATCCACCATTGTTACCAAGACCAAATGAATTACTAGCAAGACCACCTGCAGAGAACTGCACATTTGAGCCACTGACAGAATATGTTGCTCCAATTCTACTTGATTGTATCGCAGCCCCCTGGACAGTCAGTTGTACGGAGTCAGTAATCTTTGATGTGATTTCAGCAGCACTAACAGGAATGGCAAAGAATAACGAAAAAACTAATAGAAGCTTCTTCATTGTCCTATTAAATTTCGAGCAGCTTATTTATTAAATTAATCGTCCTCAATAAATGTAAGTACATATGTATCAAGATTTATTCTTACTCTAGAAATTCTTTGCCCAGAGTTTTCTCTATTTGTAGATGTTAGTATTTTACCATTAGTACTTTTGAAGTTTGTATAAGTTTGTAATGCTGTTGAATTAAAGAATCCCCTCTTAGTAGAAGTTGGGGGGTAACTGGATTCCAGTTGCATTGCTCCGCCTTCGTATGCACTTGAACGGATATAAATTGGATTAAATCCAACTTCACCATACCATATTGCCCTAAGATCGAGTTCAATAATATTACCAACAAATCCTGATCTAGATTTTATTGCGTTGATGTCAATATATATTGCCTCATATCCACTCGTATCTTCCGAATTGTCCCCTCCCCATTTCATGTACACAATATTCCCTGAATCATTTGTTAGTTCATTTCCTCTTCTTGCACCTATTTCCCCAGGTATTGGTGGATAAATGAAAGATGAAATGATATCCAAATCCTTTCCATCAGTAAAATACCAATAAAAAGTTAAATAGTCTGCGTAGTATAGAGCTTCATCAAACTCCGATCCTCTTGCTTTTCCAATTCCAAATGATAATGGCATAGTTTTAAGTTATGGTTACTCCAACTATAGTTATCGGTCCACTGATTGTTGTTGTTATCGGTACGCCGGCCGGCGTATCGTCCGGCTCATTTCCAGTTAAAGCATCCCAGATAACTAGAGGTCTTCCACCTTCAAGACTATTTACATTCGCCCAATTACTATCCGTTGCACTAGTAGATTCAACTCCAGTATCAAATTGAGCTGTATTAGCGTCACCGACAACATCTTGCAACCAAGTTCTTACATTTTGCCATGTCCAAGTGCGATTATGTTGTAACTTACAAGCAATTAATCCACAAGCAACAGGACACGCAGAACTTGTACCACTAAACTTTGAATCATATGAAGTTAATACAGATCCACTGGTAGTAGTAATTCTAGCATTTGCTCCAACATGAATATCAATTTGACTCGGAGCATTTTCATAAAATACAGCTTCATACACTATATTTGGTGACCCAACAGGTCCTGATGTTGCGCTGTACCCTTCGTATCTAACTCTATAAGTTCTGTCTGGTGATGATCCTTCGGTGCCGTAATATAATCTTTGACAAGAATTATCTGCAACTGAAATCATTATTTTGGGTAGTGGTGGATTACTATAACTAATACTACTGTATACCTGAGATCCACCAGTAAAGGTAATGTAAGTATTTGTTCCTGGATAAATTATATTTGTAGTAATTCCTGCATATTGGACATCAAATGGTAGTGTTAAAATCCAATATCCATCATCAGTACCTCCTACGGTCGGGCCTGTTGATACTCCTAATGCTGCAGAACCAAGTAAATTGAGTGAAATTGTTGATGCTGTGCCAGTTGTAGAACTTGATGTAGTAATTCTAAATGCTTTATTTTGGAGGAGTCTAAAAGAACTTATTCCAGAACCAGTAAGTTCTAAACTTGTATAAGCAATACCAGTAACTCCACCATCTGTAGTGACTGGGGTAGCATTTCCTATAGCATAGGTATCTGGTCTTACAAATCCACTACTAGAATTAGTTGCACTTAAGGTTCCATCTGCTGCAGCATAACAATCAATTTCATTACCCATATCACTATAATTTACTTTTCTTTCTTTGCCGTTGGAAGCATAAGAATCATCAAGAGCACCAATATTAATAACTGGATAAACAATTTGTCCAGTAGTTTCATCGGTATATTTTCCAAGTTGTTGTGGATATCCTCTACGATTTACTGTGTTATATGCAGTCACTCCAAATTCAGTATGTGTTGCACTTGTTAACGCAGTGTCTGCAGAAGATGCCCAATAATTATTGTAGTCTGGATGTGAAGAACTAACTTGTTTTTGGTTTGAATTTCCAGCAGCACCAACAAAGATAACCCCAGCAGCAATCATTTCAGCTCCCGCTTCTAATGCCGAATTTGGAGGATGTTCCCCTTTCATTCTACCACTATCACCATATTGGCCAATGTACTGCATAAATGCTGGTTTAGATGAGTAGGATATACCACCAGCTCCAGTAGTACCAACACGATAATAATAGAATCCACTAGACCCCTGGACTGCTCTATACCCCCAACTATTGCTGCTTATTGTTGGATTTTTATTTCCATACGTTGGATTATCTCCTTTTGCAAGGTGAAAAAGTTTCATGATGTCATAATATGGTTCAAAGTCAGCACCATCGGTCCCATAAGCATTGATTGACCATTTATTTGCATTAAATGCCCATCCCTGATTTCTTCCTACAGTGTTCGCTGTGCATTGAGTTCCGTGAGTTGTTGAAATAGTTGGTCTAGCACTATGAGAACCATTACATCTAACTCTTGTGTAAGCCGAAGTTATATTAACTGTGCCTAAAGATGCAAAAGACGCGGATCTTTGATTTGCAGTGGACCACCAAGTTCTTGCAACACTATCTACAGGTACTGTAGTCCCATCCCAACGCAAAGTAAGTCTTGTCGCTGCATCTGCTTCAAACCATGCGGGGTCTAACCAGTAAGGCGCATCAAGAACTAAATCTAATAACTCGCATGTTCCGTTCGTAGCGTTTTGTGCCACTGGTCCACCACCACCAGCACCCTTAAATCCAACTCTTAATGGATTCCCTCCTACTAAATTTGTGGGCCCGTATCCAGTTGCATTACTTTGAAACTCTGAATGTCCGAACCAACACCCCTCATCGCCAGTAATTAGATCAACATCTGTGCCATCAGCATAATATTGGATTCTGTTAGTAAAAGTTTGACTTGAACCTGCTGATACTCCAGTATACCAAGGATCTGCTTTATCTACATGTCTTAATAATTGATATCCACTACGATTAAGTTCTGAAGTTCCTGCTGGATTTGGTAGTTGGTTAAAATCATTCCAGTTTCTATATTGTTTTGTTCCAGGATCTGCATAACGGTAATTTCTTATTGGTGCTGCATAAAGATCCTCTGGATTTGGTTTGTATTTGCATGGATAACTTTCAAAATTTTCATGAACATACTTAATTTTTGGATGATTAAGTAGTTCTGCGGCTTCTTCATCGGTGAGAAGATATACCGCTCTAGTTGCACTATGGGATTTTAAATCTGCACAATCAATATGGTCTTTTGGAATATTATCTTCAAGAGTTCCATCTTTTAGAAGAACTTCATGTATGTGATCCCAATCTTCAGCGGTATGACAACCAACCGCATACAATTTTTTAGCACCAGGTTCAGTTGGATATTCAATTCCTAAACCAGCCTGATGATCATGGTCTTCAAATTTATCATATTCTTGAAGATCTTTTTTCTTGATAGAATTTTCCATTAGTTTAGGTTACGATGTTTAAAGTTCCGACCATGCCACCATGGATGGTGCATTGGTAAACTAAAGTATTCGGAGCATCAAAAGGAACAGTGAATATTTGCGTTCCACTTTGAGATCCACTTAAATATGTAGAACCATATCCAGTTCCTCCACTAGAATAACGAATCGCAAATGGATGACCACTTCCAGTAGAGTTTTCAAAAATGTAAGTAAATCCTCTGTGTAAATAAAGAGTTGGATTGGCTGTACTATTTACTACTCCAGGACCAGCAAAACTATACGAAGAGGCGCCATTTGAAGTAATGTAATATTTGATAGCAAATCCAACATCTGATCCATTACCAAGAGTGGTATTGGTTCTGAAAGATGTTGAGGTTATTATACCAGTTGCATTTATATGAGTAAATGTAGAGGTTCCTGATGTATTAATACCTGCAATACTGCCGCCACCACCACTGGAAGCCGTAATGGATATTGTAGCAGTGCTTCCAGAGAAAGTAGCTGTTACGCCGCTTCCAACAAAATCAAGAATTCCTGCAGTTCCAATAGTTGTGCCTTCGTCTTTAACTATAACACTGCTGCCACTTGATCCTCCACTACTACTAACGTTTGAATTCGTTTGGACCGAATTGCCCATATACCCGTGATTTACACACTGATAATGTAAGACAGTCGGTGTTGTATCAACAATATTGATTTCTGTGTATGCGCCAGCGCTTCCAGCGGTTCCATTGAGAGTTACTGTTGCCTGATATTCTGTTGTTCTATCTGCCTCTAAATAAAATCTAAGTTGATGAGTGTTATTAGATGCATCTGACTGATCAAAGCGATACCTTTTTCCAGGTAAAAGTGTAATGAATGGAGACTCCCTACCATCAATATAATATCCACTATTAGAACCAGTTCCAAAGTAACGATGATTTGAACTCTTTGCGGCAACGGTAACGACAAATGTTTCTGTTGTAGAACTTGCTGCGCCTACAAGTGCTTTATAGTCGGAAAGTTGTTTTACACTAGTAATACCAGTAATTAACGAATTGCCAACAACATGAAGTCTTATGCCTGGATTTGTGGTGCCTAGGCCAACATTACCACCAGTAGTTAAGGTTGTACTAATTGCAACTCGTGGAGCATTTATTGTCAATAAACTTGTAGAAGTAATTTCGGGGGATCCAAGATTACTACTCTGGAATGAAGAGGCAGTGATTACTCCACTGATTCTTGCGTCTCCAGTTACCGAAAGTTTCGATGTTGGATTTGTGGTTCCTATACCAACATTGGAAAGTGTGTGAATACCAGCAGCAGTGGTTACAAATTGTGTCGCTCCACCAGATGAGGTTACTGTTACTACACCAGCAGATACGGTAGATACCGATAATCCAGATCCAAAATCAATGGAACCAGCTGTTCCAACTAATATACCATCATCTCTGATAATAATTCCTGTTCCAGATGCAATAACTCCAGTTATTCCAGCTCCATCACCAACAAAAGATAACGCACTAATAATTCCGGCAACAGTAATATTTGCTGGAAGTCTTGAGTTACTTACTGTGCCCGAAGTTAGTCTCGTTGCGTTGAGGTTTGTAAGTCCAGAACCATCTCCAACATATGCAAGTGCGGTGATAACACCAGCTGTTGCTTCAATACCATAACTAGCAATTGTTACTGCTGAACCAACTCGTAACGTTGCAATAGTTGAAATTCCACTGGCATTGATGTTTGGCGAAACAAGAGAGTTTGCATTTATAGTTGTTCCTGAAATTGATCCCCCCGTGATTGGTCCAGTTCCAGCACTTAATGATCCTGCAACAACTGAAGAAACGTTGAGTGCTGGGTTTCCTGCAAGTCCATAAGCAGTTGTTGCATTAGATACAGAACTTGCTCCAGAGACAGTAGCGATACCAGAAACAACGGAAGATACTGATATGTTAGTACCAAAATTAATAGATGATGCTGTTCCAATTAAAACGTTATCATCATAGAGTGCTACGCCCGAACCAGCTGCAGTAATTCCAGTTAAACCAGATCCATCACCAACAAAAGAAGTTGCAGTAACAACTCCAGCCACTCTCATGCCACCATTTCTAATGGTAGTAATGCCAGATACGACTACAGTAGGGGCATTAATGTTAAGAGTGCTGGGAGAAGAAATTGTTGATGCTGAACCAGTAAAAGTAGTTTCAAATTTACTTGCAGTGATAACACCAGTAGCATTAACTTGTTTGGCAAATAATGTATCTCCAGTGACTGTTGTGATGCCGGCAAAGGTTGAGACACCAGAAACCAATACACTGCCATTCACAGTGAGTTTTGATGTTGGATTTGTGGTTCCCAATCCCACATTTGCTAAGGTAGTAAGTCCAACTGAACTTTGATTCCAATATGAATCCGTACCAGGTAGATTTACTAATCCAGAACCATCACCAAAAAATCTAGTTGCAGTAAGTATTCCTGGGGTAGCGTAGTTTCCGTGGAGATCTTCTGCAAGAATTCTTCTCCATCCATTGTATCCACCGTCGGTGGTTCCCATGGAAACATATGCTGATTTGGTATTATTTGCAAAAGCAAACATCCCTCTCCAACTGGTCGCAGAAGGCAAATCTCCAGTCGAATCAAAGTCAAAACGAACTTTACTGCCCTGGCCAGGTATTGTTACAATGCCTGCCAAAGAGTAGATATTGTCAATTACAATAGATGGGGATCCTGTTAAGTTCCTTGCAACTGTTGCAATACCAGCAGTTGTTGCATATCCAGAATTTGTAGATATGCCTGCTATTGTGGCGTATGTTGCTACTCCAGCGAGTGATGCATAGAAGGCATTGCCTGCTGCCGTTGCTACACCAGCCCCCTGTGCGTAGGTTACGAATCCAGCAACGGTAGCAAAAGTTGCAACTCCAGCAATTGGAGTATAAGTTGCAAGTCCAGCAAGTGGGGTGTAGTTTGATAATGATGCGACTCCCGCCAATATTGCATAGGTAGCAACTCCAGCTACACTTGCATATGCAGCAGTTCCAACTCCATTAATTGTTACGTTGCCACCAAATACTGTTCCTACAGCAATGTAATCGCCAAAATTAATAGTTTGTGCGACACCAATTAGAGTTCCATTATCTTTAATTACAACGCCGCTTCCTACTGCTGTAATTCCTGTTAATCCAGATCCATCTCCAACGAATCTACCAGTTGCAACGCCAGAAATATATACATTTCCTTCTACTTGTAGATGAGTTCTGGGTGTTAGGGTATTAATACCAACATACTTAGAAGTATAAATCCCAAGTTCACCATTGCCTTTTGACCATGTGCCTCCAGATCCTACGTTCGGATCCAAGACATTTCCGTCTCCGAGAAGACCATAAAGTTCTTGGAAATTTAAATTAACTTTCGTAGCACCTGTGGCTAGGGAATCTCCTAGACCATCGTTCGGCGTAAACCCAGTGAATATTCCCTGTCTAGCCATTTAGATTATTTAATGTAAGGTCCCTTTGTTCTATTTATTGATCTAATAAATAATGATACACTAGTCATCCACCCTGTCATGCTTCTCAATAATTTAAAACAAAATTTGGACCTTAAAGAAGCGTACAATTGCGTTTACTTGGACAAAAAACATATTGATCCACCAAAAGATCCCGAGGGAAAACCTGGAGTTATGGGGCCTACTGGTGAACCTAAACAAGCTCATGGTGGAGATCATGTAAGAAGTACATCACAATCCGAACCAAAGAAAAGATCAACATATAGATCAGCTTACGAAGAATTTAAGTCGGAATTAAAATCATATCATTATGAAAAGTTTGTTACTTGGTTGAATAACTTGCAAGAAGAAGGTTATGATATTGACAAGTGGGATCCTGCAGATATAATTGATACTTATATCAAAGAAAATAATCTTTGGAAATCAAAAGAAATTATTCATGAAGCAGTAGAAGAACTTGATGAGGCAGGTAAAAAGTGTTGGCCGGGATATAAAAAGAAAGGAACACAAAAAATATTTGGGAAGACTTATAATCGTTGTGTAAAAGAAGAAGGTGCTGAGGAAGTAGAACAGATTGATGAAATCTCTGCTAATCTTGCACTTACTGCTTCACAAAAAGCAGATGAAGAGAGAAGGAAGGCAGCTCTTGCTGGTAATACAAAAAGGGCAGCTAAAAAAGCAAAACAAGCATCCGATCTTTATGCGGGAGTGGCACCACGCAGAGCAAGAGAAAGAGTCAACAACTCTTACGAACCAGAAGGTGAGGAACTTGATGAAGGACAAGTACCACTAAAGCAAAGAAACAAAAATGAAATGCAACGCAAGGCAGGCAACCTTGGTCGTGAAGTAGTTTCAACTCCTAAGACCAAGAAAAATGCAGAAAAGAGAGATGCTGCCATGAATAGAATGAAAAAACTTGTAAGTGTGATTGCTCGTGATGATGAGAGAAAGAGATTTGAAACAATTGGACAATCACCTTTACACAACTCTCACGAAGCAGAAGGTGAACTAGTTAAAGAAGGTAAGACAGATGGCAAATCTGCAAAATCTTCTGGATATTCATTGAAGGACTGGTTTGATGATGGTGGATGGGTTCAGGCAGGTGGTAAGTATGATGGGGAACCTTGTGCTAAACAACCTGGACAAACAACTAAACCATACTGTAGAGATCCTGATGATCGTGCTAACATGGATAAGGATGAAAGAAATAGAAGAGCTGCTAAAAAACGCAAAGAAGATCCAGATCCAGATGCATCAGGAAAAGCAATAAATGTGACTCAAGAAGCTGCTGGCGAAAAAGATGCATGTTATACAAAAGTAAAGTCTAGATATAAAAAATGGCCTTCTGCTTATGCTTCTGGGGCATTAGTCAAGTGCCGTAAAGTAGGCGCTGACAATTGGGGAAATAAAACTAGGAAGGAAGAGTTTAGTGGTGATTATGAAGGTCCTCTTTATGCACCTCATCCAGATTTAGTTACTGAACTAAACAAATCTGATTATGTCAATGATAACTTACCGAGTGACAGTAACCTTGCTTATAGTTTTAAAGATAACAAAAAGAGAGGAAGGGATCTACGTACCCTAGCAAGATTGGTTAGACATGCTGATGGGCAGAAGAAAAATCCTGCTATGTATAACTCCTTTGAACCAGAAGGTGAGGTAATTGATGAAAGAGCAAGAGCAAGAAGGGGGCAACCAAGACCAGCTAGAAATCGCACTATGGAACTAATGAGATCTAATCCAGAGATTAAAACGGGTCTTATGACTCGTAGTGGTAGAACCGTTGCTCAACATGAAGATGAAAGAGGTGTTCCTGGAAGGAATCGTCCTCAACCAAAAACTTCAACTCCTGCCCAAAGACTTGAACTAAAGAAAGCACAAAGAAAAAGAGCAGAACAGCAAGCAGCAGATGCGTACAAACCAAGAGCAGGGGAATCGGACTGATTGCCTGGACTCTAAAATACCAGTACAATAACTCTGTCGGGGGTTAAAGAACGATACTATATAACTTATAGTATGCTTAGAGGATTTTGAATGGCATCCCTGAGGGAGCTTCTGTTATCACATGCTCCTATCCTAACCCTTGGTTGTACTTTGGCAATTACTTTGAGTCTGATGATATTGGCGATAACTTCGGTTTTGTCTACTGCATCATTAACAAAATAAATGGAAAAAAATATATCGGTAGAAAATACTTTTGGTCATACAGAAAGCCCAGAGGTAAAAGTCGGAGAGTAAAATCCGAGAGTGACTGGAAAAAATACTATGGAAGTTCTGAAGATCTTAAACAAGATGTTATTAAACTCGGAATCGATTCTTTTGAAAGACACATTCTTTCATTACATGCCACCAAAGGACATGTAAACTATGAGGAAACTAGACAGTTATTCGTTAATAGCGTCTTAACGGAGTCACTTGACAACGGTGACCCTGCATACTACAATAACAATATTCTCAGTCGTTACTTCAGGAAGGATTACTTTCATGGACAAACCGATCAATAATCAAAATGAGTTTAATGTCGATCTCATTGATAGGTTACATGATCTTGCTGATGATAATAGGATCGAAGACGCTTGTGCATTTTACAGCGAGTTTAAAGAATATATCGTCAATTCTGATGGCAACTTAGTCGAATATGATTAAAATTGCCAAAATCTAAATAACATGGTATCATGGAAGACTCACCTAATGGTGAGTTTTTTATTATGAGAAAGTGACGTGACAATTAGAGCCGAGGAAGGTGCCCGCTGAGAGGTTGGGTGTACCCCCCTTCTATTCGGATGTAGAGTTCAATCGATTTTAATGCAAAATTTCTTTACAGTAACCCTGCCCCTTTTGGCTACGGTTACAACCAGCACGGCAACACTGCCATTCCAGAATTACAAGATGCAAGGGCCGCCGCCTCCTATCGCAGGACAAGCGCCCTTTTCCATTATTAAGGAATTTAATCTTGTTGATGCTCAGAAGACAGCAATCCGCGAGGTTGCTCCCGAAAAACCTAAAGAGATAAGGTTAATTTGTAAAGGGTGTTCAGACAATGAGAATGCTACCCTGGCATATTTCCAGGATCGTGGTATAAAAGACAGAAACGCCCTTGCTACCATCATGGGCAACATTAGACAGGAATCAACATTCGTGCCTAACATTTGTGAGGGTGGTAGCAGAACCAGTTACGGTAACTGCTGGCGCGGTTACGGTCTGATTCAATGGACATCTGCCAACAGATATTATGGATTGGGTGATTTTGCTAAGAGGTATGGTGGTTCACCATCATCCCTTGACACGCAACTTCGTTATCTAACAAATGAGGTTCAGTGGTTGGATATTGAGGAGAAGATGAAAACTCCTGGCAAATCAATTAACCGCTACATGGACTATGCGTATAGTTGGATTGGTTGGGGGCATCACGGTGCTCGCACTTCGTATGCTCATGATTATGCTTCCAAACTGATCACGGTAGAAGTTTGATACAATAGAATATAAAACCGAATAAATGAAGGAGGGAGAGATGCCCTCCTTTTTTTATAAATAACTAAAAAGTATTTGTAAAATGAACACACAAGAACTTCGCAATCTTCAAGAAGCATATATGGAAGTTTATTCTGTTGATGAAGCAACTGCAATGGCAAAGCGTGGTTATGATGAAGCACCCATCCGCCAAAAGATTGCTAAGTCAACTGGTGGTGGTGAAGCAGCAGATAGAGCATCAGCATTAGAAAAGAAATCAACTTTTGGTAATGCTAAAAAGGAACAGCAAAGACAAAATCTTGCTAGAGCACAGAGAGGAGATTTCCGTAAGACTACTTCCTCATCTCCTGGTCTTCATGGTTATGGTCACAAGTCTGATGACCCTAAAGTGCAAGCAAAACAAGCAGCAAGAGCAGCACAGAGAAGTGCTTTAACTCCTGCTGAGAAGAAGCAATTAAATAGAGAGGAGTTTGATCTTTTTGACGTTATTCTGGAGCACCTGATCTCAGAAGGTTACGCTGATACAAATGAGGCAGCCCTTGCGATTATGGCAAATATGAGTGAGGAGTGGAAACAGAATATTATGGAGATTTCTGACAGGAGAGTAGAGGCTGCAAGAAATGCAATGGCAAAAAGAACTAATAGATCCGTCACATCTGGAAATCAATATTCTAGAAATGTATCTAGAGAAGCAAGAATGAATGCTAGGATACAATCCAGAAATGAAAGAACTGGTAGTAATGTTGAACCTACTGATACACGTAGACATCAATAATATCA